CCAAAAATGCCCCCTGTATTATATTAATAAAATAAAAAATTTATTTATAATATAAGTACTTAGAGAGGTTATTACTAAATTTTAATGCGTAGACAGCAGTAGTCGAAAATATCATTAAAATATATAACAATATTATATTATTAAATATATATTGATATTTTAAATAATATAATGTATATTTTTAAAACTGTTAATATTTATGGATTAAACACAAAATGATTGATATAGAAAAAGATGTACCACTTCCAGAAAGTAAAAAAAAGAAATGGGGATTTTTGAAAGATCTCAAAGTTGGTGATTCTTTTTTTTATCCTCTTGAATCTACAAGGTCTTATGTTTATATGCATGCAAAAAGTATGTCTAAATATTACGGTATTAAAATAACAGGTCGTACCGTCAATGGAGGCCTAAGAATTTGGAGGGTTGAATGAATTACATTTACTTCGCATTATTTATAATTGTTTGGTTTTCTATCAGTGGGTATATTTTTTATATATTGGAGAAATGAAATGAAAAAATTATTTTTAATTAGTTTTGTATTATTAGCAGCTTGTAGTGAACGTACACCTGAACAAATCGCAAGTAATGAGCGTAACATGAGAATATCAATGGTGCAGATTGAAATTGAAAAATTACTTAATGACCCAGATAGCGTACAATATGATTTTAAAGCGGTTAATTTAGATAACAATGCACTTTGTTTTGATTTTAGAGCTAAAAATGTGTTTGGTGGATATGTTAGAAATAAAGTTGCAATATTGTCTGATAACAGTGTAGTTGAATCAAAAAGTGGATATAAAAAATATTGCCCTGAATCAGCAAACTATGAAAAATACAGTTATTAATTATGAATAAAGATAAAATTAAAAATCCAGTTGGCAGGCCGAGAACGACATTAGCTGATTTGCCAGATAATTGGAATCAGATAATGATTGATTGCGGTCAAGAAGGCGGAAGTGCAGTTGAAGCCAGATGCTTACTTGGCATTGCTCAATCTGCATGGGAAACTTTACTTGAAGATTCTGAAGAGTTTCGTTTAACCGAAAAACAAAGGCAATCACTTTGTGAGGTATGGTGGGAGCGTCAAGGTCGTAGAATGACAACTGAAGGACAAGGCAATGCAACTGTCTGGATATTCAATATGAAAAATAGATTTAACTGGCGTGATAAGCAGGAAGTTGACCATTCAAGCCAAGATGGAACTATGACTCCTTCTCCTGCTGTTGTAATTTCAGGTAAAGAAGTAAAAGAGGTTTTATCAAAGTTAAATGACGAATGTTGAAAAAGAAATACTTAAACAAGCGCTTTTAAATGACCATCTATTTTTTGCAAGGTGGTTTTTTAAGATACGCGAGGGCGTGAAGTTTAAAGTCAATAAACATCATAAAAAAATATGCGATGCTATTGAGTTGGTGATTCAAGGTAAGATTAAAAACTTGATTATCAACGTACCGCCTGGCAGCTCAAAAACTGAATTAGCCGTTATTAATTTAATTGCCAGAGGATTGGCGATTAATCCTCGTTCAAGGTTTTTGCATTTAAGCTATTCTAGTGAACTGGCAGAGCTTAACAGTGCGAAAGCTAAAGAACTGGTATTGTTAAGTGAATATCAGGAATTGTTCACATTGCCGATTAAATCAGATTCTAACGCGCGTGGTCGCTGGAATATTGTAGATAGCAACGATATATCAATCGGTGGTTGTTATGCTACGTCAACACTTGGGCAGGTTACTGGCTTTCGTGCTGGGCATATGGATACTGGCTTCCAAGGTGCAATCATCATAGATGACCCTTTAAAGCCCACAGACAGCCTAAGCAAAGTTAAGCGTGACCAAGTAAACATGGCTTACATTAACACGGTGCAAAGCCGTAAAGCGTCACCTGATACGCCTGTTATTGTTATCATGCAGCGATTAGCTGATGAAGACTTAACGGGATTTTTGCTTAATGGTGGCGATGGCAATGAATGGCATCATGTAAAGATTTCAGCAATTAACGAAAAAGGCGAAAGCTACTGGCCTGAAAAAGAGCCGCTGGAATCACTGCTTAAATTGAAAGAAAAAGGCAACTTTACATTTGAAGGTCAGTATCAACAAAACCCATATGTATTGGGCGGTGAACTGATTAAGGGTGATTGGTTCAACCGCTATTCAGAATTGCCAGCACAAAAAGAATTTGTAAGGCGTGCCATATTTGCCGATACAGCGATGAAAACAGGCGAGAATAACGATTACACTGTATTTTTAGATGCACTATTTATGCGTTCAGGTCATGTTTATATTTTAAATTTATGGCGCAAAAAAATAGATGCGGTTGGATTGTTAGCACTTGCCAATGACGTATGGTCGCAAGTGTCAACTAATGAGATTATGCCAGCAAGTGCAATGTATATTGAGGATAAGGCAAGCGGTACAGGCTTAATCCAGCAATTACAGCGTGGCAGTCAGTTTATACCTGTTATGCCAGTACAGCGCACTAAAGACAAGCTAACGCGATTAATGGAAGTGCAGCCTAGAATACAATCAGGCCAAGTATTTATTCCTGAATATGCGCCATGGGTAATTGATTTTATAAGTGAGTGTGAAGCGTTTACAGCAACCGATACGCATAAACACGACGACCAGATAGACCCGTTAATTGACGCGGTTAATACGTTCTTGTCAGGCGGATTCAATCTATCCGCATTGGTTTAATATATTTATGATATTATTTAATAAATTAATTTATATTTTAGGCTTATCACATGGCACGTACCAAAGGCGCATTAAATAAATCTACCATAGCCAAACAATCAGGCGGTGATGTTGCCCGTTCCGATGGCTACGCGGAAGCTTTCACAGGATTAGGAACTAGCAGAGACAGGTCGAGTTATGTTCGTGCCAAGTCAGCATTTCTATTGCAGCAACAAGAACTATCAGATATGTACTTGTCTGATGGCTTCGCGCGTAAGATAGTTGACGTTGTCGCCGAGGAGTGTACACGCGCAGGGTTTGAACTCAAAGGTTTTGAGGATAAAGCGTTAAAAGACAACGTACAATCCAAGCTGCAAGAACTTAACGCACTTAGCCACATGAATAGCGCGTTACGCTGGGCACGTCTGTTCGGTGGTTCGGTGATTATTTACGGTGTGAATGATGGTGGTACGCTTGATGTACCATTAAATGAAAATGGCATTAAGGATATTGAGTTTATCCGTGTTTATGACCGTTTTCAGGCAACGATTCAAACTAGATACAGCGACCCATTAAACGAAAATTATGGTAATCCTGAATTTTATTTAATCAGTCCTACTGATGGAGGTCAACCTTATGTTGTGCATGAATCACGATGTCATATTATGGATGGCGCTCCAGTTCCTGATTTGTTAAGACAGCAAAACCAAGGATGGGGTGTAAGTGTATTGCAATCATGTTATGAACAATTACAAAGATTAGGCACATCGCATCAATGGGCAAATGCAATACTTGAGCGTAGTCAGCAAGCGATACATAAAATCCCTAATCTAGCGGATACGTTACGCAGTCCAGGTGGTGAGGTATTGATACAAAAGCGTGTTGATGTTGTTGATATGGTGCGCGGTATTTTAAATACAATCGTAGTTGATGGGCAGGAAGATTATCAAGTAACTAGTCAACCTATGACAGGCGTAACTGATTTGCTTGATAGATTTGCGGAAGCAGTCGCAGCGGTTGCAAATATTCCTGCTATGGTGCTCATGGGGCGTTCGGCTGGTGGTCTTAATGCCACAGGTAAGGGCGATTTAGATACATGGTATGCCCGTGTTGAATCAATCCAGAATGACGTGCTACGCAAGCCATTAGATAGATTAATAACCTATGTATTAATTGCGCAAACTGGTAATGATATCAAGTACGAGCTTAAATTTAAATCATTGAAAGTGTTAAGCGAAAAAGAATGCGCGGAAATTGAGAAACTTGAAGCCGAAGCTGAAAAACTCGAAATGGAAACAGCAACAGGTTATGTTGGTATTGGTTCGCTTGATGCTAATGAAGTAAGAAAAGAGATTTCAGAAGATTACGACTTAGGTGTAAATAACCTAGATAGCGTTGATTTGGCAATGGCTGAATTAGAACGGGTTAAGCATGTAGTTCATACCAATATGCCGATTAATATTGCGAATGGGGAATTTATGCAAGCTGGACTTGAGAAAGAAGTTGCTGAAAGCGTGTACGAAGCATTGGCAGTATTAGAGGATTATCTGAAAGGTGGTAAAAGATGAATTTAAAT